CCCTAAACTGATCGTCTTTCCTGAGCCACCAAAGTGAAAACGCTCAGGTTGATTCGAGTTACAGAGCACGCTGGCGCTACGTTTGGTGTGCTCTGTATTGACGAAGCACCTGAGTTTTTGACGGTAGAAGACGCGTGGCGCAGTAATGAAACAAAGGTTTCATGTATTCCAATAGGTCGTTACAAAATAATCCGGCACAAGTCGCCTAGATTTGGCAACGTTTATAAGGTCCTTGATGTTCCTGAGCGGGAACATATTCTGATCCATGCCGGTAACACTCATAGAGATACAGAAGGCTGTATCCTATTAGGGATGCAATACGGCAAAATTGGTTCTGACTCTGCTATCCTTGCTTCCCGATCTGCTTTTTTGCAGTTTATGAAGTTAATGGAAAATACTCCAGAGGCGCAATTATTGATTATTGATGCGTATGGTGGGGGGCGAGTCCATTGAGCGAGCAAGATTTCACACAGATTAAGACGTGGCTTGACCTAGCAGTGAAGGCAATTATCGGCATCGTGATATCCATCGTTGGGATGGACTATCGAGCGGTGAAAAACAGCTTGCACGAATTGGAGGAATCCAAGTATCGCGTTACCAGCGAAGTGCAGATCATTCAGGCGGAATTGAACCACATTAAGAATCAAATCGACCGCATTGATAAAAAGCTTGATAAGGTTTTAGACAAATGAAGCTCTTGATTGTGCTGCTGGCATTTATAGCTACCGCACAAGCTCAAGCGCCTAGTTATTTGTCTCTTTGTCATCCCACTACAGACTGCAAGGCTCTTAAACGCACCTGGCAGGGCCAAGGCACCATCATTACTGGTTGGCTTGAGCAGACGTTCGGCGCACAGTGTGCGTGTGCTGAGGAGCTACTGGCGAGCCGTAAAGCTAAGATTATCCGAGTGCATCTTATCAACTCCCCTTGTATGCGTAACGGACGATGCGGGAAGTATGAAGTGCTATACGGGGAGACGGCATCTTCTGCCAGTAAAAAGATATTACGAAACAACCGTCAATTTTTACATAAGTTTGACCGAGTAGTACGCAGGTTTAAGAACCGATTAACAAGAGCGATTGGTAGTGTGCAGTGTTACGTGTCGCCGTGCCTAGAGTGTGATCTTAATGGAAAAGCTCGAAAACGTCTTGCCGCTCGTGTATCTGATAGTTTGCCTAGCTGTATCGTTGTGGATAATCCTTTCGGATCCGCCTGTTTGCCAGGGTATGTCTGTGAAAAACACGGAGCGAGTCCTAAAATTGCTGCACCATGTATAGTAGACCTGGACGGCGTTGATGGGACCGATATTGATGTTGACAAGTTTGCCGCTCGTTACCGACACTGTGACATAGCCTTTTATTGGGAACACTGGATGAATTGCGTTCGAGGGGTTTTTGTTGACCCAAGAAAGCGAGATTGTCGGTACGATAGAAGTATGTACGATTATACAAAAGGAGTCTTATGCCGTTTTTCTTTGGATCAATCCTCAGACATTTGCTGACTTTAGCCGCTGGTGGCTTACTTGGGTTAGGCGTTGCAGAAGATGACGCACACAACCTTGTTAAGGCTGCTGAACCTGTCCTTGGCGGCGTTGTGCTATACGGTATCTCGCAAGCTTGGTCGCTCGTAGACAGCAAAAAGAAGCGTTAAATATCTGTATTTAACCTATAGCGTTTGTTTCGTAGCTTGCTCTCTTCTGTTGCAGAAACCGCTTTATCAGCGCCGGTGTTCTCTACGATATAGTTTACAATCAGCGCAAATCTGCCTTGTTCGCGGGTCTTGTCTAACTGTAGCTTAAATTGTTCCTTTGCTTGTGTGCGCATAGCCTCGGCAATGTCCTCATCGTTGTCGTAAAGCTCCTGAGTAAGGTAAGACAGGTTAAAAGGGGAGGGAAACTTGTCAAACAGAAACCATCGCAATCTTGAAAAGTCGCCTATAGTTTTACGGTACATCACGTTTCGGCGCTCAATGTTGCGGTCGTGAAAGGTAGTTTTGACGGTGCTTTGCGGCAATGCTTCTAAGCGGTCAAAGAAGAAACAATAATCCTTTAAGGCGCGTTCAATAACTGCAAGCCACAAAGTACGCTCAGGAAAGTCTTGAGAGATTTCTATTTGGTCGGTGTTAAGTGTCGAGTTTCTTTGCATTTGTTACCAAGGCAATCCAGTCTTCTAGGTACATTGTAACTAACCAAGGTTTGTGATTTCTGCGGTGCATAACAGTCGGCGTCCGCTCGTGACAATCACGTAAAGATTGATCCATGGCGTTGTCGACATTAAGCTTTTCTACTCGTTTACATTCAATGTGAAACTGTTCCAGCTCAGTACACTCAACATCGGAATCCCCGGCAGCGCCACAAAATTGCTGGGTCCGCCTAGCAGTGAACCCATACTCTCGTAGCTTTGATGCCAGTTCTCGCTCTCCAGCACTGCCCTTCTGCTTACCGTTTACCATAACCTACTTATAATAGGTTTCATCAGTATTCGCTACGGACCATTTTTCACAGTTTTCTGCCTGAAATATCGTGTCAATGGTTCGGTATTTACGCTCTGACGCCGTTGGTTTGTTGCCAATAAAAAACGCATCCTTAAACCCGATTCTATTAGTCGGCAAACAGCAGATCCTTCCGTCGTCTAACAAAATAAGATGTCCGCATTTGTTTTGGTCAGGCTGGTGCAAAAAGCCGGCGGTGCAATCGTCATCTGCTAACCAGTCGACGGTGCAGTAATAGGTCCCGGATACCACAGATTTGTTTTTTAACCTGACATCACAGGTATAATCTTTAAGAAAGTCAAAAACCGTCACCACTGGTTTGTAAGAAAAACAATCCCAAAGCTGTAAATCTTCGAGGTGAGTTTCTGCAACTGTTGGCTCATCGTGTAGCAACCAGTGCAGGGGCACATGCCGAAAATGCGCACCTGATTCAAGGAGCACGTGAAACTGTAGCGCCCGTCCTTTGTGCGATTGTATAGCAAAAGTATATCCATGCTCAAAACCTGTTGCCGTCTCATCTTGAGTTAGCAGCCTGATCGGGATCATTATTTTAAGCGGCGGGATGTTAGCGTTAATCAAAGTTAAACCTTCTTTTGTAAGCGCGTTGATTGCTCTTTTTTTAGTATGGTTTCAAACAATTTCGCATCCTGACTGCTTTTTGCTGATTGCGTCTTTATTGCTACATACTGAGCAGCTTGCAACTCACGCCAAAACTGCTCCTGGAAAAGTTGTTTTACTGATTTAATCTGACTCATAATCCGTACCAATTAACTTTGTCCCAAGGCTCAAACCTAGTTTTTCTTTATTTCTCCAACACCACGTTTCTACCTGTTCAACAGAACCAAAATCACTTGAAAGGTTTTCTGCACAAATATAACCCCAATGCAAATGGTACTTTGGATTGGCTAACACATATTTGTTTAGCCAAGCACGTCTGTGCTCATTGAATCTTTTATTTAATGTCTGAGTGCGTCCCACATACAAAAACGTGCTGCAACTTGTAATTTTATTTTGAACTTCTGTAAAACAATATAAACCAGGACCTTTCACAGATTGTTTTTTTTCATTGTTCCAACACAGTCTTTGTAACAACGGAACAACCGTTCCGCATTGCGAAAATAAATTAAAAAGGTTGTGTATTGATTCACAATCTAAAATTTCTGCTTGTTTAGTCATGGTCATGCCGTTCCATGAAAAACCCTTGTCCTGACAACGTGTGAACTTCTACTGCGTCACAATGTAGCACCTGTTCCATAAGAATCTTTGCCATTTCGTGCGGAGCTACGTTGTAATTGATATCAACGATTGCCCGAATATCTGGCCGTGGCTCATACGAAAACTGGTAATCGTCGTTCTCTCGAATGTGCAAAATAATTTCCCATTTCCCGTCGGTTACTTTGTAAAGACTGTACATCTTCATGGTGTAAGCACCTCCAGTGCGTTAATCAGTTAAAAGAGAATGTCGTCATAGTCTTCATACTTTGCTGCTGGCCCTGGCTTACCTTGACCGCTTGCTAGACCTTCTGCCTCATGTATCTGTCGGTCCAGGTTTCGAGCGTCGCGCCATTTATCGACCTGGCTTAACAGTTCGCTGAGTACAGTGAGATCGTCCGGGTACCAGTACTTGCTTTCCTTGTACTCGCCGCTCGTCTTGTCTTTGTACGTTTTACGGAACGTGTAGCTATAGCCTCGGTCGTTTTGCCAAGCCGCTATATCAACTCCCTTCATTCGCCATGATTGTGCTGGTTTTGCCATGTTGCCTCCGTTA